CTTCCAGCTTCACGCCGCGGAGCTTTTCGTTCGACAGAACGGAAGCCCGGCGCAGGCCGTCGATCAGTTCTTGGCGGTTGCAGATCGCGGTGGTTGGCGACCGCACAGCCATCTGCTCGTAGTTCGGAAACCGGCCGTCAATCAGTCGGCACGTCGCCACGCTGGCGCCGCAAGTGACGCGCACGCCGCGGTCGCTGATGCTGATTTCAACATCTCCGGAGTCGATCATGCGCGACATTTCCAACACTGCCTTGCGCGGGATGATGATCGACCGCAAAACGTCGCCAGACGCGCCACAGTAGGCCATGCGGTGCCCATCGGCTGCGGCGCATCGGATGCCATCGGTGCGAACCTCCAGCATCAAGCCGTTCAAGTAGAAGCGAACATCCGCGACAGCCATCGCGAACCCGGTGCGATCGATCATGCCGCGCAGTTCTTCGGCGGGAACCGTGACCGTCGTCGTGTAGTCGGTCGCCTCCGTCGCCGGGAACTCGGAGGCCGGCAGCGTGACGAGCTGGTGACGCGAGCGGCCACACTTGACGATCAGCCTATCAGCCTCCAACGAGATCGACAGCGGCGCATCGGCCATCGCCTTGACCACGTCCATCAGCTTGCGAGCCGGGACCGTGATACGTTTGGCATCGATGGCGGATTCAGCGGCAGCGATGGCGGATTCAATGGCGTCAGTATCGGCACCTCTCTCAGCCTGCTCGCGCTTTAGCGTGGCAATCTCGTCAGTCAGTTCGGCCAGTGTTCGGCTAACGTCAAGAGGAACGGGGATCGACGAGACAAGCTCCGACTCTAGGTCGGAGCACGTCATCGAAAGGCGACCGCCGTCAACGGTCAGCAGCACGTTGGCAAGGATCGGCATCGTTGACTTGGGATTCGCGACGGCTGCGACGCGGGACAGCGGGCCGAGCAATTCGGCTTTCGTGCAGGTGAGTTTCACGGGTTGACTCCATTTCGTGCGAGCAATTCGCGGGCGGATGTGATGAGGGCGGCTAGGTCGCCGTCAGTGGGTTTCGAGCAGGCATGCGGGCCAAAGGCGCGGTACAGGTCGCGGGTGAACTCGATGAAGTCTGCGGCGCGGTCGTTGGCGTCTTCGGCATCTTCACGCGCGCTGTCGGCGTCGTTTTGAGCCTGCGTCATGCCGTCGTCAAGGCTCTCGATATGCGTTTCCAGCTTGCTCGCAAGATCGGCGTATGACGAAAATTCAATCAGGCATGACTTCGCCAGATCGGCGAATGCCTGGTGGTCTGTGTCGTTAAATTGCATGGTCAAAGCCTCCGAACATATCGTGCTGTTGACTGATAGATTGCAGATTCTTAACGGCCTGCGCGTAATAGCTTTCCTTCAACTCAACGCCGATGGCCTTGCGGTTCATTTCGACGGACACGTAAAGCTCGGAGCCGATGCCGGCGAACGGAGTCAGCACGGTATCGCCTGGATTCGTCCACAACTCGACACCGCGGCGGATGACTTCCAGTTGAAGCGGGCAAATATGGCGCTCGTCGTCGTGCTCACGGGCGCTGCGGTATTGCAGAGTGTCGGACGGATCAATGTCGGTCCAGATCGGGCTTGCAATCTTCTGCCACCGATCCACCGGGTACACCATAGACAGCTCTGTTTCCGTCGGCTTATACGTGGAATGGATGCCGTCGGTTTGTTTGCCAGACCGCTCGAAAATGATCTCCGCAGCGTCACGGTAGTGACGCACACGCTCCACGCACTCACCGGGCGCGCGCATCGTGACGAGATAGTCAGGGATACCTTGGCGGCTCATTGCCGCATTGCCGCGCACGGTCTTGTGCAGCAGGCCAAGGGCCTTGGTGCGCTGCATCGCCGTGACTGGATCTTTCCAGATGCAGACTTCCGACGCGTAGATGAATCCGGCTGACTGAAAAGCCCGGATCAAGTCGCCACGAAAGTCTTTCAGGCCGATGTAGCCATCGCGCTCTTTGCTCGTCGGAATAAGCATGCAGTGAAAGCTGATATTGCGGCCCGGTTTCACCACACGGCGAAGCTCGGCAATCAGGTGCGCGAAGTGCTCGAAAAACTCGGCATCGTTGCGCACGTTGCCCATGTCGCGCGGCGATGCGGAATAGGTGTAGAGCGATGCGAACGGAGGAGAGAATACGGAATAGTCAACGCTTTGCTCCGGAAGTCCGCGCAAGACTTCGACGCAATCTCCGTTGAAAAGCGCCCATTTGTCCGTGATGGTTTGATCGATGCAGTTCATGGTTATCCCTTGAGCCACGCCGGAACGCTGACCGGCTTGATGGCGTTGTATTCGTTGGTTTCGCGAGTTAGCCCGATGACGTTTGCGATCACGGCTTCGCGCGTTTCTGCTGAAAGTTGCTCCGCCATTTCGGCGGCTTCCGACTCTTTGCGCTTGATGTTCGACAGCACGGCGCCTTCGGCCTTGCTGGCAAAGATATGCACATCAACCGGGCGAGTCTGGCCGAATCGCCACTCCCGGCGAACAGCCTGATAGTAAGCCTCGTAGCTATCTGTCACGCCGACAAAGGCCATGCGCGCGGCGTGCTGAAAATTGAGGCCATGCCCGGCGATGGAAGGCTTACTGACCAGGACACGGGCGCGCCCTTCGGCAAAGTCAATCAGCCGTTTTTCCTTGGCGTCGATATCGTCCGCGCCGGCAACCTGGATGGCTCCGTCGATTGCCTTGGTTAGCGCATCGCCTTCCGCGTTCAGGTCGCACCAGATTAACCACGATTCGTCAGGCTCCGCGTTCACCACATCCGCGCAGGCTTTCACTCGAAGGTCCGCGGACAGCTTCCGCGCAAGCCTGCGATCACTCAGCGTCTGCGCCTCGGATGCGAATAGTTGGCCGTTGGTCGGCATCTCGAAGTCAATCGAATGTTCGTGGACATTCAACGGCGGCAGGATGTAGCCGTCATCCGCGAATCCAAGGTCTGACGGCTTGCGGACCATGGATCCCCATGTAGCTACCCATTTCCAGAATAGCGCGCGGGCGTGGCCCTTGAGCCTCCATACCTGCGTTTCCGCGCCGTCGTGGCAGAAGAACTCCGCGAGCATTTCCGCCTTGGTGCAAATGCCCAAGAACTCGGCATGTGTGCCAAGCTCGGTCCAGTCGTTTGGCGCTGGCGTAGCGGTTGCCGGGAGCTTGAACGGCGTCGTGCGGTAGGCGTCCGTGAGCATCTGGAATGTGCGCGACGACGAATGCTTGATGCATCCTGATTCGTCCAGGACCACGCCTCCAAAGACCGATGTATCGATCTTGTGCAGGCGGTCATAGTTGATGATGTTGATGCCGTCTGTTACGTCGGATTGTTCACGGCATACGGTCGTTTCAATGCCGATCTTGCGGCCTTCCGCGGCCAGTTGCTGCGCGACCGCCAGCGGCGTGTGGATCATCACTGGCATGCTGGTGTACTTGCGCACAAGGTCTGCCCAGACCAGTTCCATGCGCATCTTGCCAAGCCCTGTATCAGCGAAGATCGCCGCGCGTCCGCGCTTCGCTGCCCACTTCGTGAGCGCCGATTGATGCGGGAACAGTGAATCGGGCAAGTCGAACGCGCCGACAATCCCGGTAGCCGGAACAGTGGACAGCTTGCGACTGATGAACTCCGCGTAGCTCATAACATCCCCTCGTCAAAGTGACGTTCACTATCGGCTAGCCTACACGCCAAGTCAACACATTTTTGTAGGCAACCCGAAACTTTTTGCTTGACGGCCGAAAGCCTCCCGCATAGCATGGCAGCATGAACGCATCGAAGATCATTGACGACTTAGGCGGAACGGTAGCGGTATCGAAGCTGTGCGAGATCAAGCCGCAGTCCGTTAGCGAGTGGCGCCACAAGGGCATCCCGCGCGTGCAGGAACGGTTCTTGCGCCTACTGCGGCCTGATGTGTTTGGCGTCAAGCGCAAGGGGAAAGCTAAGTGATCGCGTATGACCCGCAAGCGGTCCGCGTCGGCGACTGGCTTGTGATGAAGCCAGACTACGACAAGCGGATCGGCCGGCACACGGTGCAGGTTCTTGCAATCTTCAGCCCGTGTCGTAGTCAGTCGGGCATCGCGTTTGACGTTGGCAAGGCGAACGGCACGGCGTGGGAATCAAAGATCGACGCGGCATGGTTTGAGGGGAAGGCAAAGTGACCGCCGGTCAAGCAATCCTCGCGCTATGTGTTGGCCTGCCGCTGCTCGCGCTGCTGATCGGTACGGCCATTGGGTCGCACTTCGGCGACGTGACCGGCAGCGATGACCCGCACATCGTATGAATTACGGTGCC